TACTTCTTTTAATTTTACATTTTTAAATGAATCATAACAAATTGCAATAGCTTGTGATTTTTCGTACTCTTGCATTAATTGTGGTACGCATCGGATCATAAAATCACTTTGGCTTTCACCTTGTTTTTTCTTTGGTATTGGCATCTTAAAACTTGTTTTCTAAATATGGGTAATCGTGAAAATAATGTACCCCCTCGTTATCAATATCAATAGCAAAAGGTAGCCATTTAGTAGGGTGTGATTCTTCACCATCCCATAAAACATCTACCCTATATTTTTCATCACTAAAACCTAATACAACTATTCTATTTTTTATAGCATCAATATCTGCTATTGCATCTTCAAAATTTTCTAAAGTATCAAATTCGTATTTACCTACTTTCATAATTAATCTTTATAAGTATAATATTTGCCAGCTCTTTTAGTTACTAAAACTTGTTTTCTGTTTTTCTTTTTAGATACATAAGAAACGTGCAACCATTTTGGTGTTGAACCAAATTCCCATATAAGCTGGTCAAAGTCTAAATTATCTTTTATGTAATGAAACATATCTAAATTTGTTTTGCAATCATCTTTATCACAAGTCATACTTGTAATGTCTATTGCTTGACCTTTTAAATGACTACTTGTTGAACTACCTTTAATTGCAGTATTTAAATCTTTTGATCTAAAAAAACTATTTACTTTTATAGGGCAATCCACCCATTCACGTAATGGTTCAAAAACTTTTTCTGCAACTGTTTGCATACATTTAAGTTGCTTATCATTAGGTTCGTTTTCAATACCTAATTTATTTGCAGTATTTGAATATGTTGCTTCTTTATAGCTTATATGTTCACTTATTTTTTCCATCTTCTACTGGTTTTATACTACCATCAGATAATTCAATATTTACTTGTCCGTATTTATCTTCAAGTACCTTTTTATTATCTTCAATTTCTTGATTAAGTTGTGCAAATAAATGACTTAATGTATGTATTTGTGTTTGCAGTAAACCCATATCATTTAAAATTGCTCTTTTTCTTTGGTCTTGTTCTTGAACTAATTTTAATTCTTCTTTTGTGATTTTTGACATTTTAATATTTTTTAAAGTTATTTATCAAAGATAACTAATTTTTTAATACCCTAATGTTACAACAGTTAATTGTACTCTTGGTACTTGAAATTGATTTGGTAATGAAGCAATTTGCAATTCAATAGTATCATTTACAGCATATCCACTTCCTATATTAGTTATTGTAAAAGCAGTTGCAGTACGATTGACTAATGTTACAGTAAATGTTGCACCCGTTCCACTTCCCGATGTTGAAAATTGTGTTGCAGAAAATGTACCATCTTGTGATTTTATATTGCCTGATGAATTAGATATACTTGCAGTTGCAATACCAGAGGGCAAAGGAAAAACTTGCGTACTTCCTAAATATGCTTTTAATACTGATGTACTACCTAACTTTAATGCACTAATGGCATTGCTTCCTAAATTTATTCCCATATTAAGTAATTATATATAAAGTTGTTGCATTTTGAGGAGAGCCTGCATATTGTGCTGCTGTCATACTGACTACATTTAAAATTTGAGTAGCTCCCGTACCCTCTCCTGTTGTATTACTATCAATAGTGTTTACTTCTGCACCTGTTTCAATTCCTGCTAATTTATTAGCATCTGCAGTTGGATAACTATTTTTAGCGTTGTTAGTTGTGATGTTTGCTGCTTGTGTTGGACTTATAGTTGTAGTATCTCCTGCTAATGCAGTTGTTGATGATGTACCTAATTGCAATAATGCAGTATCACCCTCTAAAGCAGTTCCAGCAGTTGTACCAAGTACCATTGAAACCTTTGCATTGTTTGCAGTAATATCACTTGCTTGTTGAGTAGTAATACCTACCTTATTATTATTTGCACTTATATCTGATGCTTGTTGTGTGGTAATTCCAACTTTTGCAGTATTAGCTGCTACACTTGAATTTGCAGATACTCTTGCTTCTGTATAATAAAGGTTATTAGTACCCTCTGCAATATCATCTGTACCTAAAACTACAACCCCAGTATCACCATTAACACTATCAACGGGTGCAGCACTTGGTATAGTTGGTTTGTTTTGAATAAAAGCATCACTATTTGTATCTGTTTCATTCCAATTTGATTGTACATTAACTTCTGCATTATCTTCAATTCCTGCTAACTTTGTTGCATCTGCACTTGGATAAGAATTTTTAGCATTATTAGCAGTTATATTAGATGCTTGTGTGGGTGTAATCGTAGTAGTGTTACCTGCCATTGCTTCATTTGCAGCAGTACCGATAACCATTGAAACCTTTGAATTATTATTGGTTATATCAGTAGCTTGTTGTGTAGTGATACCAACTTTAGCAGTATTAGCTACAACATCAGTATTAGCAGATACCAATGCTTGTGTAAAACCTACCTTTGCAGTATTTAATGTAACTGCTGAATTTGCTGCAACTCTTGCATCGGTAAAATAAAGATTTACATTTTCTGCAATATCACCCGTATCAAGTACTACTGCACCAGTTTGAGTATTTACGCTTGTAACACTATCTGCATCTGTAACTATAACCCAAGCTGCATTTTTTCTTGCATATTCATTACCATCACTTGGTGCATCTACAAATGAAACTTTAGCAGTATTTGCAGTTATTTCGTTTGCTTGTGTAGGTGTTATTGTTGTAGTATTACCCTCTAATGCAGTACCAGCAGTAGTTCCTAAAACCATAGAAACTTTACTATTGTTGGTTGTAATATTTGCAGCTTGTGTAGGTGTAATTGTAGTTGTATCACCAGCAAGGGCAGTAGTTGATGTTGTACCAAGTTGTAATAAACTTGTGTTACCTGCTAAAGCAGTACTTGCAGTTGTACCCAATACCATATATTTATTGGTTGTACCTTGTGCAATATTATCTGTATCTAACACTACTACCCCCGTTGCACCATTTACACTATCTACTGGTGCTGCTGATGGTGGTACATTTAAAACACCATTAACAATTTCTAAACTTCCTGCATTACCCGTAACACTTTGTACTATTCCTAAATTACTTGTAAAATTGCTTGGGTTTGTACTATTATAAGGTGTAAAGCCTAAAGCAGTAATTACATCAGAATTTGTTACTGTATATGTAGAAATAAAATTATTTGGATTGGTAGCATTGTAAGGTGTGAAACCTAAAGCAGTTGTAACATCACTACTATCAATTCCCGTAATATAATTGTTTGGGTTTGTATTACTGTATGGAGTAAAGCCTAAAGCACTTGTTACGTTTGCACTTGTTAAACTTAATGTACCACCTAATGTTAATATAGGATCAGTACTTGTACCCCCCGTTGTTAATGTTAAACCACTTACTGAACCAGTTCCCGTTACACTTGAAACACCACCACCACCACTACTGACAGTTGTAAAAGTAAAAGCACCACTACCATTAGTTGTTAATACTTGCCCACTTATTCCATCTGCACCTACATCATCTAATTCAAGCAATCCTAAAGAAACTGCACCCGTTAAACCATTTACGCTATCTACATCGTTTACTTCTGCACCTGCTTGTATTCCTGCAAGTTTAGTTGCATCAGCAGTAGGGTAAGAATTTTTTGCAGTATTATTTGTTATTGCAGTTGCTTGACTTGATGTGATACCAACCTTTGCAGTATTTGCAACTACATCTGAATTAGCAGATACTAAAGCATCCGTATAACCTACTTTGGCATTGTTAGTTGTTATATCACTTGCTTGTTGCGTTGTGATGCCTACCTTTGCATTATTGGTAGTAATGTCTGATGCTTGTGTAGGTGTGATACCTACCTTTAAAGTGTTTGCTGCTATTTCGTTTGCTTGACTTGTAGTAATTCCAACTTTAGCGTTGTTATTAGTAATGTCCGTTGCTTGTTGTGATGTTATGCCTACTTTAGCAGTATTTGCTGATACACTACTATTTGCAGAAACTCTTGAATCTGTATAGTATAAATTAGTTGTACCCTCGCTTATATCATCAGTTTCAAGAACAACCGTACCAGTTTGTCCATTTACAGAAGAAACATTACCACCACCACCACTACTATATTGAGGTATATTTAAAACACCACTTACAAGTGTAGCTGAACCACCACTACCATTAGTTGTTAATGATGTAAAAATATTAACTTCTGCACCAGCTTCAATACCATTTAACTTTGTACTTGAAGCACTATCAAAAGATATTTTAGCGTTGTTGTTTGTTATATCAGTAGCTTGTTGTGTGGTTATTCCTACCTTTGCAGTATTTAAAACAATAGCATCAGATTGTGATGTAGTAATTCCAACTTTTGCAGTATTTGCTACAACATTACTGTTTGCATCAACTCTTGCATCGGTGTAATACAAATTTGTTGCACCCTCTGTAATATCATCTGTATCAAGTACCACAACACCAGTTTGCCCATTAACACTATCTACTGCACCACCACCACTTACAACTGACCACCCTTGCGATTGTCTTGCATACTGTTGCCCATCGTTTGGTGCTTCGGGGAATGTAACTTTTGCAGTATTTAAAGCAACTGCACTATTTGATTCTACCCTTGCATCTGTAAAATATAAATTTGTACCCTCTGCTATATTAGTACTTGTAAGAACAACAACACCCGTTTGCCCGTTTACACTATCAACTGCACCACTTGATAAACCAACTACAGTTGCGTTTGTTAAATCTAAAGTTCCAGTAAAACTTGCTGATGATGTACCTATACTTAAAGTTGATGCGTTACCTAAACCATCAGTTAGGTTTTTTTCTACTGCACCTATTACACCATTATCAGATGTTTTTATTAACCCCTCGTAAGTATCAGATATTTTAGTATTAAATAAAGTTGCCATACTATTTTTTGTTTTTTATTTTAACCCTTTTTAAAAAGGTTTTTAGTTTTTCTATGTTTGCTTTTTTCGGTTTATAAATCATAATACCCACCCATTAAAAGTTGCATCATTACTTGGGTATATATCATCATTTATATTACTTGTGTATTCTGGATATGTAGTTTGGTTAAAACTCATAAAGTCAATAAATCTTCTACTATACCATTCAGCGTTTGTACGTGCTTTTTCTACTAAAAAATCTATTTCGTTTTTATCAACTGATTGTGAATTTTCTGATGTATGTTTAAACACCCCACCATTTTTTATTTGATACGCTGCAAAAGGCATATAGTTAGATTGTGCATACCATATTAACATTGGTGCTATATAATCATCTAAAACTGTTTTCCATCTTGCATTAGCTGGTAAATCAATATTAGGTATTGCAGCAGTTAAACCATCGTACATTTTAGTTCCCATTATTTGCTGCACATCTATTTCTTGTGCAATCTTAATAAACTGAATAAACTTATCAGTATCTATATTACCATCCATAATTGAATTACGGATCAAATCAGTTCTATTTATAAATAAAGTTGTAGCCATAATTATCTGTTTATAAAGCCCTCATTAGGCATATCTATTGGTCTTTTTGCTACCAATGAATCGTTTTTTTCTGGTTTAAACCCAGCAGCTATTGCCTTGTTTACACTAATTGTAGGTGCTAATGGACTATCAATATCAATCCTTTTACTATCTATTGTATACATATATGTTTTACGCATCCAAAAATGATGGCAAGCACCACCACCTTTATATAAATTAGTTTTACCACCTTTATGTAACCATATAGAATAAGTATCAGCACCCCTTGCACCCCAACCTGGATTGACTGCCCTATCACCCATTTGTTCTATATCTTCTTTTCTATATATTTTTTTTGCTTGTACCATTGTTTTGCAAAAATCTCTTGATACATTTTTACCACTATCAAAGGTATCTTGTAATGGTGCATATTGGTATCTTACTTTAAATGCAGCAGCACCAACTACTTCATCTTGTTCACTTTTTGCATTTGGTCTTGCAGTTCCAGTAGATACAAATTCCCATATTTTAGCTAATGTACTTTTTTCTTTTTTTTTGTTTAGTTCATTAATTTGATAATCTAATGCTTCTTCATCATCATAATCAACTTTGCGTTCATCAATTAAAGTCCAATTTTCTAAATCTTCATCTTCACCAAATTCATCAATAAAATTATCTAATTCTGTTTTTTCTTTAGACATCTTAACACAATTAGGTACTTCTTTACCATCTTTTAT